ATGATACTGCTGCTATTCAGGCGGCGCTTAATTCTGGAGCAAAGACCGTTTTAGGCGTCTCTGGCGCCACATTTTTAGCGTCCTACGCTGGCGCCGTGACCGTTAATGGCGTGTCGTATCGTCGATGCCTGCTGGTCCCCTCAGGCGTCACGTTTGACTTGAATGGGGCCACCATAAAGCAGGCAAACAGCCAGAACGCGAGCGTCATCGCTATTGATGGAGCAACAGATTCGGCCGTCATTGGCGGCGTTATCGACTCCAACAAAGCCAATCAAACGACGCCCGCTACCGGAGAAATCGCGGGCATCTTGGTTCACAACTGCACCAGGCCACGCCTTCAAAATCTGCGCGCAATCAACAACAGGCAATTCGCCGGGCGCTTCCTGAAAAACACCGGCGGCAGCTATGTCGGGCTAACATGTACTGACTCTGACGCGGACGGATGGAGCTTTGGTATTGATGGCGGCTGGAGCGCGTGGGTCACCAATGCCTTCATCGATCAAATCTACGCGGAATCCTGCACGCAAGTTTACGGCGGCGGATATCAAGGCAACGGCGCAATTTTTACGGTTCAGCGCTGCCAGGTCGGAACCGTCATCGCGCGAAATTGCTCAGGTGGCCTCAAGATACAAGACAGCTCCCTCGACAGCAGCTTTGAGAGTCTGACCTTCATTGGCCAGACAAACGGGACGGCGAATTCGGGAATCAAGATTCAGGGGAACGCAGGGTCGGCGTTGTATCCAAAACGAATCCGCATTAGCAACGCATTGTCTAACAACGCATTCGGCAACGGCTTTTTCACTTCGTCTGTCGAAAGTTTCGAGCTGGCAAATTACCAGGGCGTCTCAAACGGCACCGGATCAGGCGCAACCGGTTCGGATCAGTATGATTCCGTCGTTAGCATCATCGCTGGCGGCCGCGCGTTGATTGGTCGCATGGACATTGATTCTCCTGCGACGCGCGGCGTGGTGTTTCAAGGTGCAGGGTCTGTTTTTGCCGATACTCTATTTGTTCGCAACCCCACGGGCAGGGCTTGCCAGATATCGGGCGACGCGACTTTTGAAGCGTACATCGACAAGCTGGTGGCGAACGATTCTGGCGCAACGATGGATTACGCGTTTATTGTGGCGTCAGGGGCAAAAGGGCGGGTCGGCAGCATTGCGACAAACAAATCGGCCATCACGTCGGCGCCGCGCGCGTTGATTAGTAACGACTTGTGGAACTGGGAGATCGGTTCTGTTTTGCTGGGCTCAACCGATACCCTAGAAGGCGTCGTTCAGCTTACAAACGCAGCCACCAGCACGTCGGTGACGTGCGGCCACATTTACAGAACATACGTCGGCGGTAGCAGCAATTACTTTCACCCGATCATTCAGATCGTGCCGTTTAACTCGTCTGCCGCAGCGCTGGGCAATATGCGTGTCACTGTGACCGATTCTTCATCAGGGACAGGCTTCACAATCAATCACGCATCTGCCGGTGCTAGTGATTACGTTTGCTACAAGGTGCTCGGGTGGAAGGTAGTTTCCAGAGCGTCGGCATAACGCACACCATCCGCCCATTTTTGCTAGACTTGCACCAACCTCACGGAGCGTGACATGTACAACATCCAGTTCACCCAACGCGACAAAAGCAACCAGGTCGTGACGCCTGCTGCGACCAGCGCGAGCGTCACCGTCAACAGCCAGGACCGCGCGGTTCGGCTCGTGAACAGCGGCGCCAATATCTGCTACGTTCGCATCGGCGAGGGTACGCAGACCGCCACGACGGCGGATATTCCCGTGCGCTCTGGCAGCGAGATCATTGTGCGCAAGCGCAGCGGCGACGTGACGGTGGCGCATATCAGCGCGGCGGGCACGACGCTCAACATCGCGACGGGCGAGGGCGGCGTGTGAAGAAAGATCCTCGCCTGGCGAGAGCGGGCGTCGAGGGCTACAACAAGCCGAAACGCACGCCCAACCATCCGACGAAAAGCCACGTCGTCGTGGCCAAGTCGGGCGATCAGATCAAGACCATCCGTTTCGGCCAGCAGGGCGTGAGCGGCTCGCCGAAGCGTGAGGGCGAGAGCGCGGCGGACAAGGCGAGACGGGCGTCGTTCAAGGCGAGGCATGCCAAGAACATCGCAAAAGGTAAAATGAGCGCAGCGTGGTGGAGCGCAACCGAAAAATGGTAAAAAAAGCTGGTCTCTACGAGAACATCCGCCGCAAGCGCGAGCGGATCGAAGAAGGTAGCGGCGAGAAGATGCGCAAACCCGGCACGAAGGGCGCGCCAACCGCTGCGGCGTTCAAGGCTGCGGCTAAGACGAAGAAGAAGAAGTAAATGCAGATTCCCATCGCCTCCGGCATCTACACGGACACGTCACCGGCCATACGCACGTCGTATCCGGTCAACATGGTGCCGGTGCCGGTGGACTCGGGCATCTCCGAGGGCTTTCTCCGCCCGGCGGATGGCATCGTGCAGAACGGCACCGGACCTGGCGTTGACCGCGGCGCGATCGTTTGGAACGGCGTCTGCTACCGCGTGATGGGGACGAAGCTCTGTTCAATCGCATCGAATGGCACCGTGACGGTGCTTGGCGACGTGGGCGGCACGAACCTCGTCACGTTCGACTACAGCTTCGACCGTCTTGCCATCGCGAGCAACAACAACCTCTTCTACTGGGACGGCACGACGCTGACGCAGGTCACCGACCCCGATCTCGGCGTCGTGCTCGATGTCGCGTGGATCGACGGGTACTTCATGACGACAGACGGCACCAGCCTGGTAGTCACCGAGCTGACCGATCCCACCGCCGTCAACCCGCTGAAGTATGGCAGCTCCGAGATCGACCCCGACCCCGTGGTGGCGCTTCTGAAGCTGCGAAACGAGATCTACGCGCTCAACCGCAACACCATCGAGGTGTTCGAGAACGTCGGATCGGAGTTCTTCCCGTTTCAACGCATCGAAGGCGCGCAGATCCAGAAAGGCGTCATCGGGACGCAGGCGTGCTGCGTGTACGTCGAGACGATCGCGTTTCTGGGCAGCGGGCGGAACGAAGCGCCAGGCGTCTATCTCGGCGTGAACGCGGGCGCTACCAAGATCTCGACGCAGGAGATCGACGATCTGCTGCTCGACTACACCGAGGCGCAGCTTTCGGGCGTGAAGCTTGAGGCGCGCAACGACCGCAGCCACCAGCATCTCTATATCCATCTCCCCGACCGCACGCTCGTTTACGACGCGGCGGCATCGCAGGCGGCGGGCGTGCCGGTCTGGTTCTGTCTCGCCTCGACCATCGAGGGCTACGCCCAATACCGCGCGCGCAGTTTCGTCTGGGCATACGACCGCTGGCTGACAGCTGATCCGCAGTCAACGGCAGTCGGCTATCTCGACCAGGCGACGAGCGCGCACTGGGGCTCGAAGGTGCGCTGGGAGTTCGCGACCCGCATCGTTTACAACGACTCGCGCGGCGCACTCTTCAACGCGCTCGAGCTGGTATCGCTCACCGGCCGCGTCGCTCTCGGCAAGAACCCGCCGATCTCGACCAGCTACAGCGTCGATGGGCTCAACTGGTCGCAGGATCGCGTCGTTCAGGCTGGCACCGTCGGCAACTACACCAAGCGCCTCGTCTGGTTCCAGCAGGGCCACATGCGCAATTGGCGCGTGCAGCGCTTCCAAGGCGACAGCGACGCGCATCTGGCGTTTGCACGCCTTGAGGCGACGCTCGAGCCGTTGGCGTACTGATGGCCATCACCGGCAAACTCATCAAGCGGCTGACGCGCGATCAGCTCGCTACGTTCTTGAAAAACCAGGAGCAGATCAAGGCGTTCGAGGGGCTCTTCGACGCGGCGGAGGTCGCCTCGCCCTCGACCATTGATGAGGTGTCCAACGCCGCCGACAACGCCCAGGCGTCCGCCGACTCGGCGCTGGCGCAGATCCAGATGATTAACGACCGAGAGGGCACCGTCCTCCGCATGATCGTGCTCAATGGCACGCCCACGTTGATCCCGAAGGGCACCGCGGTCGGCTTTGCCGGCGCCAACGGCAGCAACCGCATCAAGGTCGCGCCCTACCTGGCGGACGGCGGTACGGATTCGCTCTATTTCGTCGGCTTGGCGACGCAGGACATCCAGCCAAGCGCGCAGGGCTATGTCACGCTCTACGGGCGCGTTGTCGGCGTCAACACGTCAGGCGCGCCGTACGGCGAGACGTGGGTAACCGGGCAGATCCTCTGGGCGTCACCTGATAACGTGGGCGGGCTGACGAACAGCAAACCCACCGCGCCGGACAACGTGATCTCGGTCGCGGCGGTGCTCTACGCGAGCACGACCATCGGGCAGCTTATGGTCCGCCCGACGATCACGTTGCAGGAATACTACGGCGAGTTCACCAAGACGACGACGCAGACGCCTGCGGTCGCTGGCGATGAATACCTCGTGACGTGGGACAATACCGAGATCAGCAACGGCGTCGTCATCGGCTCGCCGTCGAGCAGGCTGGTCGTGCCGGCGTCAGGGCTCTACCAGGTGGCCGTGACGCTTCAGTTCGCCTGCACAGTCGCAGCAGCGCGGGAGGCGGTGGCCTATTTCAAGAAAAACGGCGTCGATTCTGCTAACAGCGCGCGTTACCAGTCGATCAACATCAACAACGGTTACACGGCGCTGGTGCTCACCGAGTTCTTCTCGCTCGCCGCGAACGATTACATCGAGGTCGGCTTCGGCGTGCTGGGCGGACTGAACGTCAGTCTCTCGCCCATCGCCGCCACCGCCAACTTCCCAGCGGCGCCGAGCGCCGTCGCGACCTTCTTGCAGGTGCAACAGTAATGGCGACTAACAATACCGTCCTCGTCGAGTCGAAGTACGTCGAGAACATCCA